ACTGGCAGGCAACCGGCGTGAGTTCGTTCATGCAAAAGGAAATTCTGACGAACAAGCTTCGCGCCTTTGCTGATTTTGCCATGTCAAACCCGATGACGGCACCACTTATTGATGCGCGTGAATTGCTGAACCAGACCTGGGACGTGATGGAAATTGGCCGCGAGTCGCCCATTCTAGAAGCAGAGGGTGAGGCGGAGATTCCGCCACAAATCCAACAAAAACTACAGCAAATGGAAGAGCAGCTACAGCAAATGGGCGATGCGCTTGGAAAAGCAGGCGACGAAGTGGACAAGCTCGAAGCCAGCACCGAAGCCGAAACGCGGGCTAATGACATTGCTAAAGAAGGCCGTGAAGTTGACAGATTTAAGGCAGAAACGGAGCGTTTGAAGCTTGTCCTGCCATTCCTTTCGCCCTTGCAACTTGCAGAGATTGCCGCATCCATCGGGCTACAGGCCGCAACAACGCCTGACATCGCCACGGAAGAAACGCACATCATGCCCGACGGGCAGGAAATGCCCGACAGCATGATGGACTACGAGCAAGAGGGTGAAATGATGCCAGAAATGATGCAACAGCCAGAACAGGACGCCGGTGTTTTCCCGCCTGAAGCATGAACGCAAAAGCCCGCATAGCGGAGATCAACAACACATTGCAGGCCATCCAAAACGGGTGGCCTTTTTTTATGGCTGAACTGCAACAGCGCATTGACGCGCTGACGGTGCAATTGATCAGCCAAGAATCAGAACAAGTACGTGGGCGCATCAAAGCGCTACGTGACCTCCAAGACATGCCTGAAACGCTGCAACAGGAGCGCGACGGCATTACAACGGCACTATCCGAACAGGACGCCGCAGATTGACGATGGGACTACCGGAAACGGCCCCGCAGGAGTTTTTATGACAGTTGAAGACACGGAATATCAGAAAGAGTACGACGCAGCAGCGGCAGCACTCGAAGCGGCGGCCACGGCCACTACCGCTGATGCCGGACAGGTTGCGAAGGTTGATCCAGTTGAGCCGAAAACGACGCCAGAACCAGAGCCTGCGAAGGCTGAGGATGATCCACTGGCCGATATCAAGGCTCGATTGGAAAAAGCCGAAAAGGTAGCCAGGGACAATCAAGCATGGGCCACCAAGCAATCGCAGGAAAACGCGCAGTTTCGTAGGGAGCGCGAACAACAGCAACGCGAAGCATCAAAGCCAGCTATTTTGGACGCAAATCCAGAATTGGCCGAAGCCATACGCCATGTGGTGAGTGACCCCGAACAACGCAATCAGGCGCAAGACCAGCAAGCACAGTGGCAAGCGATGGTAGATCGTGCCCATCCGGGCATTTTCAGCACCGACATTGATCCTGAGCTTGAAAAGTCGCTAATGACCCGGCTCCAGGGCCTGGGCGAGTCGTTGCAAGACCCACTGATAGCCATCCGTGAAATCACTGAAGAAAAGCTCGCGCACGCAGAGCGGCAAATCGGCAAGCGATTCGCAGCCGAATCCGCAAAGCTGCAACAAAAATCCGCAATGAGCGTACCGGGTGCCGGGGCTGGCGGCAGCAGACAAGCCGCCCCAGACCCAGCGCTCGCGGAAGTTCAGCGCATCCAAAGCATGAGCGACTCAGACTTCGCTAAAGAAGTCCGTCGCGTTAAGGGCTACTAGCCCAAGAAAGAAACCAAATGGCAACCACTACTACATCCCAAGTCGCACCGGGCATACAAGCCTTTTACGACCGCAACCTGCTGTCGCGCGCTCAACCCAATGACGTGCATGGCCGATTCGGTCAAAAGCGCCCTATTGCTTTGCGCAGCGGAAACCAGATCAAGTTTCGCCGCTACTCGCAGCTTGCCGCAGCCACTACGGCACTGGTTGAGGGCGTTACTCCTTCGGGCTCCAGCCTGTCCGTGACCGATATTACGACCTCGCTTGCTCAGTATGGCGACTACATCACCTTGTCCGACATGGTGAGCCTGATCAACCAAGACCCGGTTGTGACTGAGGCAACTGACGTTCTTGGCGACCAAGCAGGCACCACGATTGACCAAATCCGCCGCGACGTGTTGGTGGCCGGAACAAACGTGGCGTATGCCAATGCCGCCGCTACCCGTTTGGCAACAATCCAAGCGCTGACCACTGCCGATTTGGACAAAGCCATTCGGTCCCTGAAAACCCAAAATGCCAAGTACATGAAAGAGGGTATCCCACCTTCTGACGGCGTTGGCACTGGTGCAGTGCGCAAGGCGTTTGTTGGCATCACGCATCCTGACGTTGAATACGGTTTGGAAACCTTGACCGGCTTCAAGCCTGTTAGCGATTACCCGTCGCAAATGGGGGTCATGGAAGACGAGATTGGCTCTTACAAAAACATCCGATTTGTCACATCGACCAACTCCAAGATTTTTGCCGATGCGACCACCGCAACTACGGCAGGCTTCAAGGTCAGCGGGTCTGGTAAAAACGACGTGTATGCGACGTTGATCATCGCCGCTGAGGCTTACGGCGTGTCGCCACTGGCTGGCAACGCCCTGCAAACCTATGTCAAAGCATTGGGCTCGGCTGGCTCGGCTGACCCGCTTGAGCAGCGCTCTACCGTGGGTTGGAAGGCAACAACCTGCACCACGATCCTGAATCAGGCATGGATGGTGCGGTTGGAATCGCTCGCCGCCGTCTAACCATATCGCCCACCTAAGACGTGGGCGATTTACAAAATCATTTGAAAGAAAATCATGGCACTTACATCAAGCACCCAAACCAACACCAACGGCGTTATAAATCGCGCCATCGGCAAGATTGTTACTGACGCAGCGGCAGCAGCAGCCGTCACCATCACGCTCGGCTTTGCCCCGCGTCGTGTGCTGTTCGTCAACCTTACAGACCGCATTACAAATGAATGGTTCGAGGGCATGGATTCGGCCAGCTCCTTGCATGCCGTCGCTGCTGGCACGCTGACGTTGGAGACTACCAACGGTATCGCTGTCTCGGGTAACACGTTTACCTTGACCGCGACCACGATGGCTGCCAGCAAAACCTTTTACTGGGAAGCAGTGGCCTAACCTTTTACGCCCGGCTAATAACCGGGTTTTTTTGGAGTATTTTCATGGGAAGACCTAAATTGAACAAAGAACTTGAACCAGTCGAAGCCGCTGAGGCAGTTGAAGACGTTGCCAAAAAGCCGGTGAAGCGAGCATTGAAGCAATACAAGATCACGTTCCACGGCGAAGGCGGAGATGTAGTGCTAGGCCACAACCACAAAATTAACCTTTACAAGCGAAACGTCGAAACCACTATAGACGAACTGTTTCTCGGCGCGTTGAGAAGCGCTGTGGTTGAGACCGAGATTGAAGATGCCGACGGCAAACGCAAGAAAGTACGCATACCACAAGAGCAATACACGGTAGAAGTGGAGTAACACATGTCTACCACCTGGACCCTGAGCGCAGACCAAATATGCACCGACGCCCTACAGCATTTGGGCGTACTCGGTGAGGGTGAAGCGGCCAGCGGCGGCGACATGGCCCTTGCTTTGCGTGCGCTTGATGGCGTGCTCAAAGAATTGCCGCTGTCCGGGTACTCGTGGCCCAAGCTATCGGGCGAAGTCGCGCTGGTGTGGGTAAGCGGGCAGACCATCGCCTTACCGGCTGATTACTACGCCTATCCGGTGGTCTGGCGTACTGTGACTGGTAGCAAAACGCTGCTTGTCCAGTACACCCATGCGCAATGGATCGCTTTAATCGGGCGGGCATTGGCAACCGGCGCGCCGACCGGCTTTTATATCAGTCCTGACAAACTGGTGTATTTTTACCCAACGCCCACGGTGGACCCGGTTGCAACGCTGCAATATCAAAAGATTGTCGATGATGCCAGCTTGACGCTATCGCCTGACCTTCCGCAGTATTGGGTGAACCCACTCGGATATGGCGTGGCGAATGAGTTGGCGCTGAAATACGGCGCACCGCAAGACAAGCGCGTGGAGATTGCCCAGCGATGGGCCTTTAAACGCGACAAAGCGCTTGAAAGCTCTATTGCCAGCGAAGTAATTTCATTCGGGGTTGCCGATTGAAAACCAAACTCGCTTTCGTCGGCCCGGCCTACCAAGCCCGCAGCATCAATGCCGATGCACAGCGCGCCATCAATTGTT